ATCCTATTTGGCATTATCAGTTTGACGATCTTATTGTCCTTAAAAACAATCAAGGAACTGAAGAAACTCGCGTTAGACACATGGACTACGGAGTGGTACTATCAGCATTCTTTTGGCGCCGTTTCAAAAATAAAGAAAACATTACGTTTTTTGATCCTAATCAAGTGCCTGATCTCTACGAAGCTTTCTACAAAGACACCGACCTATTTGAACAACTATATGTCAAATATGAGAAGCAGGCCGGCATTCGTAAGAAGTCAATGAGTGCTGAAGAAGTATTCAAAGGTGGAATACTAAAGGAAAGAACCGATACAGGACGTATATACCTTGTGTTCATCGATAATGTTATGGACCAAGGGCCATTTGACCCTGAATGGCATACAATTTATCAAAGTAATTTATGCTGTGAAATACTATTACCTACTCGATCATTTAAGCGTCTTGATGACGATGCTGGCAGGATTGCTCTATGTACGTTGGGCAGTATTAACTGGGGAGCATTCCGTAATCCAGAAGATATGCGCCGGGCTTGCCGCATTCTACAGCGTAGTCTATGTAACATTCTTGATTACCAAGACTTTCTAAGTATACAAAGTAAACTTAGTAACGATGAAATACAACCACTAGGAATTGGTGTAACTAATCTTGCCTATTGGCACGCCAAGCGTGGACACAAGTATGGCGAGAAAGATGCACTACAAGAAGTTAAACAATGGATGGAACACCAAGCCTACTATCTCACAGAAGCTACAGTAGAACTTGCCAAGGAAAGAGGCAAGTGTCTAGACAGCGATAAAACATGGTACGGTCGGGGGATTTTTCCCTGGGAACGTCGCGCCAAAGGGGTCAACGAACTCGCCGATTTTACACCAGAACTTGATTGGGAACCTTTAAGAAAGGAAATGAAAGAATATGGAGTTAGAAATGCTACCCTTATGGCTATTGCTCCTGTGGAGTCAAGCTCTGTGGTTATTAATAGTACCAATGGAATTGAACTTCCAATGTCGCTTATATCAACAAAGGAATCAAAGGCTGGAAGTTTTACACAAGTAGTTCCTGAATATCATAAGTTAAAAAACAAATATCAATTGATGTGGGAGCAAAGAGACTGCGATGGTTATCTTAGAACAGCTGCTATTTTGGCTGCTTACGTTGATCAAAGTATTAGTACTAATACTTTTTATAATCCTGCTCATTTCGCAGACAGGAAGGTACCTACTACACTAATAGCAAAAAATCTAATGCAGGCGCATTCTTGGGGTATTAAGACCTTTTACTACAGTTTAATTAATAAACAAGGTAGTAAAGTTATTGACGAACCAAAGCTGGAACTTAACGGACATAATGGCCATAACGGCTATAACGGTTTTCACTTTGAAGAGCTTGATCAAGACGATTGTGAGGCCTGTAAGCTATGACGTTTGGTTTTATCAAGTATGTGTTGGCAGAAGAGATTAGGCCGATCAAATTAAAGATTGATGCACTTCCATATAGCACTACAGCCCTGGCTCCTGTTATTTCGAAACAGACTATTGACTATCACTATGAACATCTTGCTAAAACATACGCAAAACGTTATAATGCCGGAGAAGGTGATCCAGACTTTAATCAAGCAGGCGTATTCCTACACAATATATTGTTTGCTCAGTATCGATCACCCAAGGATGCTAATAATCCAACGGGCAAGATAAAAGATTTTATTGAAAAGCATTTTGATACATTTGCTAAATTTAAAGATGAATTCACCAAAGAAGCAATGGCTATACAAGGTAGTGGTTGGGTGTATTTGAGTAAGAGTGGCAAGATTAAAACCATAAAGAATCACGAAATTAAAAGAGACATAGTATTATTAATAGACTGGTGGGAACACGCTTGGGCGTTAGACTACCAATGGGACAAAAAAGAATACCTAAACAATCAATGGCGTATAATAAATTGGGATCATATAAATGAGTCGAGCACAATATAATCTAAACACAAAGACAGACTACCTACATCGTAAGATGTTTCTGGATCCGGCCGGCCCTGTTACTATTCAACGTTTTGAAGAAGTTAAATATCAAAAGATAGTTGATTTTGAAAAGACAGCCCGTGGTTTCTTCTGGGTGCCAGAAGAAGTTAGTTTAACTAAAGATGCTAATGACTTTAAGAATGCTAGCGATGCTGTTAAACATATTTTTACAAGTAATCTACTACGTCAAACAGCCTTAGACAGTCTACAAGGACGTGGTCCAAGTCAGATCTTTACGCCTGTAATTAGTTTACCAGAGCTCGAAGCTCTAGTCTACAACTGGACATTCTTTGAAACAAACATCCATAGTCGTTCGTATAGTCATATCATTCGTAATGTTTATAATGTTCCTAAAGAAGTGTTTAACACCATCCATGACACCAAAGAAATTGTTGACATGGCTAGTAGTGTAGGCAAGTATTACGACCAGCTACACGAAATTAATTGCCATAAAGAAATTGGATCACAATATAGCGAAGAAGCACATATACGTGCTATTTGGTTAGCACTACACGCATCGTATGCCTTAGAAGCATTCCGCTTTATGGTATCATTTGCTACAAGCCTAGCAATGGTAGAGAACAAGATCTTTATTGGTAATGGCAACATTATCAGCTTAATCCTACAAGACGAACTACTGCACAAAGGTTGGACAGCTTATCTGATTAATCAAGTGGTCAAAGAAGATCCTAGGTTTGCCAAAGTGAAAGCAGAATGCGAGACAGAAGTGTATAATATATACATGGATGTTATCCGTGAAGAAAAAGAATGGGCAGATTATTTGTTTAAGAAAGGCCCAGTGATTGGGTTGAATGCTAACATTCTAAAAGACTTTGTTGATTATACAGCCGCAACAGGTCTAAAAGAAATTGGTATTAAGTATCATTCACCTGCACCAAAGACAACACCCATTCCTTGGTTTAACAAGCACAGCGATACAAGTAAGAAACAAAGTGCTCTACAAGAAACCGAGTCAACAAGTTATGTTATCGGAGTCATGAGTGATGTTATCGATTATGACTCATTACCGAGTATATGAGGATTTAAAATGAAAGCAGTGGTATGGAGTAAAGATCATTGCCCCTATTGTGTACAAGCTAAGAAATTGTTAGAAATGAAGGGCATTGACTATGAAGAAAGAAATATTAATAATGGCTGGGACAGAGAAGATTTACTTGCCGCTGTTCCGGGCGCCAGGACCGTTCCTCAGATATTTTTAGATGGACAGTTAATTGGTGGATTCACAGAATTACGTAAACACTTTGAGGAACAATAATGTTATTTGAAAAGAAATATGGTGACGGTGATGTGGTCACACTAAAACTATCATCCGGTGAGGAAGTATTAGGGAAATTTGTAGCTGAAGACATGATGAGCATAACTCTAAGCAAATGTCTTATGATTGCTATGACAGCCAAGGGCCCGGCCATGGCACCAATTTTAATGACTGTTGATCCTGATAAAGACCTTACTTTTAATAAAAATAATATAACTGTGATTTCTATATCAGATAAAGAAATTGCCGCACAGTATACAACTCAAACAACTGGAATCGCTATTCCTAAGGGAAGTATGGTATAATGCCTGCAGTAGCTAGACAAGGTGATCCAACATCAACAGGACACGGCTGTGATGGTACAACGACCATCACAGGTCCTACCGGTGCCAGCGCCAAAGTTTATGCTAATAATATACCTGTAGAGTGTCAAGGTAACCCTACAGTAGTTCACAGATACGGCGGAAAGAACTGTTCCGCCCAACATGCCGCTTCAATTAATGTAGGATCGGGCAATGTATTTGTAGCCAATACTCCTTTAGCCAGAGTTGGCGATTCAACCGACGGCGGCGCAATTACGGGCGGTAGTCCAAACGTCTTTGCCAATTAAATTGACATTTATTTTCTAAGGCCTTACACTAGGTCATAAGTACTCTGTACTTAGACAAAGGAGAAATATATGTCACAAAATAGATTTAGCGATTTTCAAGCTCTTGTAGAAACAATGGAAGGGGACTTCGAAAAGTTCTACGACAAGGGCGTCGGCGCCGCAGGCACTCGTGTACGTAAGCACCTACAAGAACTAGCCAAACTTTGTAAAGAAGTTCGGAACGATGTTACAGCCGTAAAAAATGCTCGTAAAGAAACAGGTAAGTAATTGTAAACGAAACCCAAGCTAAATACGTTATAGTAGTACAACCCAGGAGTTTACTATGAAAAAACTATTTACAATCCTGTTATTGACAACAAGTTCTCTAGCATTTGCTGGACCTGCCCACCATACCCATGGACACTGGCATAGAGGACATAATGGACATTGGCAATGGGCACCCTTTATTATCGGAGCAGCGACTGGTGCTGTGATCTACGATATCTATAACAGACCGGTAGTTGTACAACAACCTCCTGTAGTTGTACAACAACCTTCTATTGTCGTACAGCAGCCGCAAACTTGTAGTGTTTGGACTGAGACGCAACACCCCGACGGCACAATTACTAGAACAAGAACATGTTCACAATAATTTCTAATTTAACATTATTAGTATTAATTGTTTTATTGTTTGGATATTGGATATATTCGGTAGCAACCTATGATTGGTCTAATTTTGATCAAGACCAAGAACAGGCTAAAAAGGATTTATTTTAATGGCATATAGTGAACAAGTTATAGATCATTACGAAAATCCTCGTAACGTGGGAAGTTTTTCAAAAGACGAGGAAGGTGTCGGCACTGGTATGGTAGGTGCCCCGGCTTGTGGTGATGTGATGAAACTTCAGATCAAAGTAAATACTGATGGAGTAATCACAGATGCAAAGTTTAAAACGTATGGTTGTGGCAGCGCGATTGCGTCGAGTTCGCTCGTTACTGAATGGCTCAAAGGACGGACGCTTGACCAGGCGGAACAGATTAAAAATAGCGAGATTGCTACTGAGCTTGCCCTCCCCCCTGTTAAGATTCACTGTTCAATACTTGCAGAAGATGCGATCAAAGCGGCAGTAAAAGATTATAAAGAGAAAAATATTTTATAAGATTTTTCTCTTTATACCTTTTCTAGAAAGGTCTAATTTCAGGCAATGGATTCCAGCATCCCAAAACCATCCATGCCTTTGTTTAGAAAAATGACAATTTATCCCGTGCTTTTCTAACTCCTCAAACATTGCAGGCCACTCTGAAGCAAATACAATATTGTTTGAGTCAACAACTAGAACGTTAGTCCCCCAAGATAAATTCTGAGTATAACCAGTCCATTCGGTTAACCATTCTCTTAACCAATCTTGACTAAATTTATTAGTATTAGAATGTGTTTTTTGGAAAAAATTATTATAATTGATTTCTTTTAATTTATCTTTAATATTAATTATTTTTTTATCTTTTAAACAGAGAGGAACAAACTCTAATCCGTCACATACAACAGTATTGTCGTCAATCATGTAAAATCCATGATCTATATGCCCCCAACCATTCATTACGGTTTTATAATTAAAAATAATTTCTGCATCTACATTCCGTTGCACCCACTCTAAACCAAGTCTTGTTCCTGGACCTCTGGGATTAACTAATATTGACTCTCCGCATCTAAATAGTGTTGCCGTATGCCACAACAGTTTCTCTTTATAATTTTTACTATAAATTTCCGAACCATTCACTACCCATTGTTTATATCCTTCCATATCGTCGAGATTCTGTAAAGTTGGTAAGGGTTGACTTATCCAATTCCATCCTCTATTAAATAAATCGGTGAAGATATTATTATAATTAAGGCTATCTAGGTATCTGTCTGAAAGGCTACTATACGTCTGATATATTGTGTTACCATATGTCCAATACTGATCTCTTGGTACAATAGGAAAAGCTGGATTTTTTATTGTAAAATTTTCGATAGTGATATTCTGATCAAATTCACATATAGTTGGTCTATGCACCTTTACCTTTAACTTATCTAAGAGATTAGATAAGTTATCTAAATCTTCTTTAGTTTCTTCAAGGATTTGATCAAAATCTCTTCTTACATTATCAGGAATTTTCCATTTTTT